TGCAATACCATATTTCGATGCAGATGCCACAGATACTGAAATTTGTGATGTAGTAAGAAAAGTTTTTCTACTTAAACCTGCAGAAGCTGTAAATCCTGAAGATAGTGATGGGTGAGTACTAGTGCTTGAAGAAGAGAAAAATGTATTTGCTTGAAGACTTGATGTTGTAAATACAATAGAACCTGTATTAAAAAGAATTTGTTGTGGCATTATCTATTCTCCAATTTTTCTATTCTGCTTTCTAATCTTTCTATAATCTTAGACTGGTCTTGAATAGCTTTTGTTAATATAGGTATTAATTCATTATAGTCAACTGCCAATGGAGTATTATCAAGTGGGTCGTTACCATCTAAGGTATCCTCGTGTCCGTGAACTATCTGAGGTACTACTTCTCTTATTTCTTGAGCAATAAATCCTGTTGTTATTCTACCGCCTTCAGAAACAGGGGTAGCTTTCCATTCATAATCTCTTACTTGTATTTTTAATATATCATCAAGTCCCCACGCAGTATCTTCTATATTCTGCTTTAATCTTCTATCTGATATTGTATCGTATATGACTTGAGTTTTATAATTATTAGGGTCTTTTCTTACACCTCCTGCAAAGTGTTGAACATCATGTCCATTGGAGTCTAATTCACAGTGTTTCCAGACTGCATAAAAAGCATTAGGTATACCGCAGTTTGTACTGTCTACAGCAAATGCGTCTTGGCCCAGCCATTGTGCGTTAACAGGTTTTCCAGTCGCATCAACTGAACTGTCATAACACGCGTCACTTGGACCAAAACCTTTTATAGAATTTAAACCTTTTCCAGTTAACTTAGGTATTGTAGAAGTCTGAACCATTATTCCGTGGCCTGCTCCGGCTTGGTGACATTGAAATTGTGCTTGCGCTACAGCAGACGGTTTACCGTTACCATTAGAAGGGTCTGCTCGCTTAACAAATATAGCTGCATAAGCTACACCACCTTGAGGATACTGATTGTTTCTAACAGGCCCTCCTACAACAGGACAATCAAGAGAATTAAATGAGTTAACTTGAAACATAGCACCATCACTCATTTCGCCTAAGCACCAGAAATTATTCTGGCCAGGATTGCCATTAGCAGGGTTACCTTTTGGTCCACCTATTGTTGTTGCACAAGATATATAAGCATAAGATGCAACCTCGTTACCTATTGCTGTCCCATGATTTACATCAAAGCTGTGTACAGCATCTGATGTGGCGTTGATGGTGTTATTAGTAAGTCTTCCGGAATACATACAATCGTTGGCCTCAGCTAATACATCTTCGTAGTATGTTATTTCACCGTTTGACTTATTATATTTAAGACTATATAATGTATCTGCATTTTTAAGGTTTGCATATCTCCAATCACCTGACCTAGATATTTGCATTCTAAATGAGTTGTTTGTCCAAAATGTAAAACCTGCACCAGCTTTGTTAAGGGACCTTTCCGAGTGATTGTTTTGGTACGAACCAAAAGAAGCCAAAAGGCCATCACTATGCATCATTAAATACTGATCGTTTTGATTTTGTCCACCACCATGATTACCTGTTCTTCCTTTTCCAATTAACCACGTATCGCTGTCAGAACCATAACCTGTCATTCCATGATATGCATAATGGCCTGAGTATGCGTTGTTTTGATAGTACTTGACCATTTCAGTTTTTTGAAAAAGTATACTTTGGCTTTCCATCTTTAAAGACTGACTAGCTCTATGATTTCCTAAGTTGTCACCTCCACCTGAACCTAATATAGATGATGTAACGTAAAGTCTTCCATTTGTTTCATCATATGTCACAATTTTAGATTTTGAAACTTCTGTAAGACAAGGTAAGTATACAGAACCTGATATAATCCATTGGTCATTACAATCGTTTCCAAGAATTCCGTTACCTGACATTGTAATATTACTATTAAAGTTTACAGGTCCGTTAAAAGTGTTAGGTCCATTACCTACAGTTATGGCACCAAATGAGCCTGAACTACCACTTACAGTATTTGCAACTACATTTGTGAACGTTGCTGTATATTCATTTTCCCAAGGAACATTGTTTATTACAGCTGTATAGTTTGCAATGTCTCCATAATCATTATAAAACTCAAATCTAAAGTCTAATGAATCATATACACCAACATTACATTTTATTGTTTGAAACACTACATCCCAATCGCCAGGTGTAAATCCTCTTCTATCCCAAGGCTTTACTGATATATCCCATAGGTACCATACACCTGAGTCTATTTTAAATTTTGGAGCTCCGCCTTCTGTACCGTCTGCTTTAAATATAAATTTTCTACCTATTTCTTTTTCTTGATTTAAAAAATCTTGGTCAACATGTTTTTTCTTTACTGCTGTATCTTCTATCAATCCTATAAACTTACCATAGTCATCACCTCCATCTGTAAAGGCAGAACCTGACATATAAACTGTAAGCTTAGGTTCTTCTATTGCATTGTCATAAGCATTTGTAAAACTAGGTATTTGTGTTTTTTGTGAAACAGCTTTAAATGAAAGTTCATACCATTGGTCTTGATAAAAAGATGCAGTGCTGGCTGTTTGAGGCTGGAACCACCAATATGCAGTGCCATCTAATTGAAGAGCTTGGTCGTTGTCACCAATAACAACACAATCCTGTACAGGCACAGCATCATTAGCTTCAGTCTGCTTATATATACCTATTGATGGGTTTTGAGTACCTACACCTGATGCGGTCCAGTATGATTGTAGTGATGCTGTACCATTTACAGCTACTCCATATTGTGTAAAGTCTCCAATTGGAAACCTAAGTTTTTGAAAGTCTCTTCTATATAACAGCTCATTAGCTTCAACTGCATTGTCAGATGCAAGCATCCAATCAAATGGAGCTTGGTGGTTTTTCATATAACATTTAACTCGTGTTACATCACCTGTTAAAGGTTCTAGGTTGTTAAACGTTACATGAGCATAAGATGTGTTAAGCGGTGTTCCATTTGAACCTGTTGGGTTTGCACTATAGCTAACAGGCATTTGAGACCACATTAATTCAAAATCAGAATCTGTAAATTCGAAATGTTCAAAGTTTTGATATTGGCCAGCTGTAAGACCTTGTACTGTAGTGTGAGGTGTAGAAACTCTTATCTCAAAAGGAGATATCACATCTAGTATTGTTGTCACATATGCACCTGTTACAAATGAAGCCTCATTGTTTGTAAATACAGTGTTCTCAAATAAACCATCACCTTCTTCTTCAGGTGCATATACAGGTGAAGCATTATATCCATTTATAGATGAAGGTCTAGGAGACTGAGGGTCTCTAACAATAAGAATACCGCCTTCCATGTCTCTTGTAAATCCACCAAAATCTAGCAGAGGTGGCGTTGCAGGTTGAGCTGTTATATAATATTTATCACCACTTTTTCTATAAGATACTTTTGAATCTGTATTTTTATCAGCACCAAATCCATCAGATGAAAGTATATAACTAGATGTTACATTTCCACTCCAAGTATTAGCATCGTTTGAGCCTGAAAGTTCTTGATTATATTGAAGTTCAAAGAAAGGCTTTTTTAATTCGTTTATTTTTATTACTGGCTTGTTAAGACCATATATAATAGGAGATTTGTTTGACGAATCTGGTTTGCATGTAAATGTTCTTGTCCACCTAAAGTTAGGTACGCCTTGATATACAGGAGGTATTGATGTTCCGTCTGGAGCTTCTGACGCTGTACCTATTATTGTTACTATACAGTCGCCTGGTGGAGTGTTCGGTGCTATATCTACTGATATTACCTTTGTATCTATTTCGTCGCCAATTGCATATACTTGAGTTTTAAGTAGCTGACCATTTGCATCTAAAACCTCTACTAAAATTTCTGAATTAAGCTCTAGCGTTAATGAATTACCTCGTATGCCTATTAAATTTCTACCTGAATTAAATACAAATGCAGGGTCAAAATCTAGTTTAAGATAGTTACTAGACTTGTCATCGAAGTCTTCAAAGTATACTTCTCTATTGTATAGGTCTTGAAAAAAGTACTGACCTACGGTTGTTTCTACCTGCAGTCTTTCTATTCTATTTTGAGCGTCTTGTCTTCTTGCCATGCATTATTCCCGATATTATATAAATATCTAGTACTAGACAATAACCTTACTAAGGCCTTTGGTTCTGCTGATTTCTACTAAGCCACTAACCATATCTTTCATAATGTCTATGTGCGATATAATAATAACAAAATCAAACTCTGATTTAAGATAATCAAATAGCATTGATATCGAGTTTATATTTTCTGAATCAAGATTTCCAAATCCTTCGTCTATTGCTAGGAAATTAGGTCGCGGTAGATTAGATATTTTTATAAGAGCTACCCTAATTGCAAGTGAAGATATAAACTTTTCCATTCCAGATGTAAGTTCTAGTGGCCATCTATCTTCATTTCCATATTTTATGAAGCTTAATATGTTTTTACCATCTACATCAAACTCTATTTCAAAGTCTACTATTTGTGAAAGAGTATTGTTTATCTCTTCCTCTAAATAAGGTAGAGTTTCTGCAATAATCTCATAAGGTATACCATCACGTCTTATGGCATCTAAATAATATTCATAAGATTTAAGTTTTAATTCCAAATCGTGAGCTTCAGATATTATGTTTTTTATATTCTGTATGTTTTGAGTAGTTATTGATAGGTTGCTATATGCTTTTTGTATTTTAGAAGACATTTCGTCTAACTCTATTTTTATATTAGATTTTTCTATTTCTAATTTATCTAATATAGCATTAATTTTTTCATTTGCCTTTATGGTTTCCTTGTTTTTATAATATTTTTCTATATCCTTTTCTATACCTTTTAATTCAGTCTTAGATGCGCGCAGGTCTGATTTTCTTTGCTCTTCTTTTATAATTATTTCTGATTCATATTGGTTTATTTGCAGTTTTTCTGATTGTAGCTTTTTATATGTATTGATAAGATTTTCAACCTCGGTTTTTTCCAATAGTATACTGTCAGATATCTCTTTGTCTCCAAGAAGTTTTTTAACTATAACTTTGTCCTCTTCTAAAAGCTGTTTTGCATTCATTGCAGACTTTACAAATTCATTGTCACAGCAATACTTGCAATTAGGGTCATACTCATGTGTGTCTAACTTAGATATTAAGTCTAGCTTATTTCTAACACTAACTTTTTTAACTTCTATTTCTCTCACTAATCTAGAGTTGTTGTCTTTTTCAGAATCTAGTATAGATTTTTTTGCATTTAAAGAATCAATATCTATTCTTGACATTTTTGAATTTATCTCCGATGTCTTTTTCTTATTTTCTTTTTTATAGTTTTTGTATTTATTTATTTTGTAATTACAAACATCTATATCATTTTCAGATCTTGATTTTTTATATTCTAGTTTTTCAATGTCATTTTCGATTGTTATATTCTTAAGCTCTTTTACTTTACTGTGTATCTGGCTTTCTTTTTTTGTGTATCTTTTTTGTATAGATTTATTTTCGTCTTCATATTGGTTGTATGTCGACATGTATTCTAAATACAAATCCTCTTGGTCTATTAGCTGTTGAGAATAATCTGTTTTTCCAAAATTTCTTAAAAGTATTTGAACCTCTTTTATCTCTTCATTTGCAAGGTTATATAGTTCTTCAAAAACTGTTATATCTAAAAATTGAGAAAGTAAATCTTTCTTTTCTGTCTGTGACTGGTCAATAAATCCTGTATTGTTATTTTGTACAGACATAGATGTTAACACAAAGTCATTGTATACACCTAGATAACCTCTTATATTTTTATCTGTCTGAGTTCTTTGCTCTCCATTAAGCGATATTATATTATCATCTTCACCAACCATCCAGAAATTTACATCAACTCTAACATGACCTGATTTTTCTTTTTTACCTTTTCTTTCTATAAAATAATCTACACCGTCTATCTCAAAATTAAGCTTTGAATAAAAGTTTGATTTTTTGTTATTTAAAACATCAGAAGCAGATTTCGTTCGCGAACATTTGTGAAATATGTTAAACATTATAGCATCAAGTATTGCAGATTTACCAGCATGGTTAGGTGCAAATATTCCCATTACATCTCTAAGTTTTAAAAAGTCTATTACGTTATCTTCACCATAACTAAACATATTTGAAAACTCAAACTTTTTAGGCAGCCATCTTACTCCTCTCGAAATTTCTATGTTTGAAAGATTTTTATTTAACTCTGCGTTTATATTTTTTATTCTTCTTATTGTTTCATCATCTGCAGGGTGATTAGTTCCTATATATTCTTCTAGTAATTCATTTTGATATTGCACATCTCTAATATCTCTTGTTACAGCTCTTGTCGTTTTGTTTTGAGCGTTAAGTTTATCTTTTTTTATTATTACAATATCAGTTGTTTTACATTTACTTTTTATTTCTTTTATTATATTTTTTAACTGAGCCTGAGTAGTGTTCTCTGTTTTAATTCTAACTCTAGGATATTTTGGTATGCTGTCAATGTTTGGTAGTACACCTTCGCTAACATCTATTGTATAGAATCCATGTTGATTTTCAAAATTTACAAACCTAGCATTTCTATTTTCTATATCCCATATTGCACAGCCGTGGTTTTCAAATGACTCACCAAAGTTTTGTTGTATGAGTGAACCTACCTGTAATATTGTCTCGCCTCTGTCATAGAATTGTCGCTTATGTATGTCACCAAGCATCACCATATCATAACCATCAAACATAGATATTTTTAAATCATCACTTTCTACTTTAAATCCTGCATCTGTATATGACATATCTAGTGCGCCGTGAAATAAAGCCACCTTAGTATCTGCATTAAAATCTCTTGATTTTATAAAAGTTTTAGGGTCATCAAATATACTAAATACAGCAAAGTGCACACCTGCTATTTCATATACATCGGAGTCTTTCAGATAATGCAGTTGAGGATGGTTTAATGAATTAATCATAGGTGAAAGAGAATCAAGTCTAGATGAGTTGTTTAAATTTGCATCATGATTACCTGTTATAACTATTGTGTGTCTTCTGTCTGCCAGGTTTTTTAAAAACTCTGTGGTGAGTTTTATTAACTCTGGTGATATATCAGTTTTGCTATGTACTATATCACCTCCTACATATACAATTGAATTTTTAGGAAGTCTATCTACTTCTTTATATAACTGTCTAAATACTTTTCTGTACTCTTTATGTCTTTGATAGTTTCTTATGTGTATATCTGCAACGTGTAATACTGTTTCTAGTTTTCCGAAACCTACATCAATTTTTTTAAAGTCCAAATTTCATCTCCAATAATCTTGCTAAATCAACGGTCTTTGATTGTTTTATCATAGAGGTTATTTTTTCATTTCCTAGTGTGCTAGGGTCTTCACCGTCTTTCATCTCTATTATTCTTACATCTATATTTTCAGATTGTAAACTTTCACATAGTGATATCGATTCTTGTTTTGCGTCGCTATCTAAAAGTATGTTTACTCTCTTTACTTTTTTCTCATTAAGCTTTAGTTTAAGTGATTTTGGTAAAAACTTTCCAAATATAGGAATTGAGTTTTCGCCTATTGCAATCGCATCAAATACACCTTCACATATGTTAATATCCTTATTCCAATTTATTAAAAGCTCAAAGCCAATTACATCTTTAGATGTTTTTGGATTTTTATGCTTAAAGTCTGTGTCATAATATGACCTGCCTACAAAATAATTTAAGTGGCCTTCTGTATTATAACTTGGTATTATAACCATTCCGCTATATTCACCTGATTCGCAATATCCTATGTTGTGTCTAAGTATATCTATCTTTGTCAGCCCTCTTGATTTCAAATATCTCGCTGCATTTCTAAATTCAGGACTTTTTGGATTTCCATTAATCATAGGTACAAAGTCTAATGGAAGTGATACGTTTTCAGCTTTTTCTATTTTTATATTAGAAACTCTTCCTGATAAAGACTGCGCTTCTTTTATTTTTCCAAACGCACCTAGTTTCTTAAATATTCTTTCTATGCCTACACCTTTTGTACCACATACCCAACAATGCCATTTGTGTGTTAGTATATTTATTACAAGCTTTTTCTTTCTGTGATTACAATAAGGACAGTGAAAAGTTGCCTCGTTTCCACTTTTGTCAGACTTTCCTAAAACAGATTCATAAAGATTTAACAATCGCCTACTTTTATTCATATAACTAATATAACAAAAAAATCCGATATATTAAAACTTTATCTCATTAATTTGCTTTTCTGTCTTAGATGTAAATCTAACTTTTGCAAATCTTCTAGGACCTATACAATCGTTGTAAAAATCTTCTTTTACTGAAACATGATATCTGTGGTGTATGTTTTCTTCTAAGTAATTTACCTGGCCTTTAGTTTCACCCATTATTAATATCTCAAATTTAAAGTTTTTCTTTCCTAGCTTTTCTATATCTTTGTTTAATGATTTTGAAGAGCCTGTATAATCTCTCCAGTTAGAATCTTTTCTTATTACCTTTCTACGCTTTTTTCCTTTTACTTTTACTCTTCGAGTAGTGCCAAAGTACTTTCTGCCTATATATTTTTTACCGCTTTTTAAATTAGTGATAAGATAAACAAAACCAAATTCGTTTTCAGGCGCCTCTTTTATAGGCTTGCCTTTGTATAACCAATGACTCATATTTCTTTTTTTTATGTATCGAATGAAACTACAAATGTTGTGTCATATTCATTTGACTTTCTTATAGGTCTCGATAATTTACCTACAGCAA